GATTCTAAATCGCCTATTCCTGCCTTTTCTCTGCTAGTTTGAGATTGCACTACAAAAAAAGTATTTGTTTCTAAAGCAAAGGATTTTAAACCCTTACATATTTTACGTAAATCTTCTGTTTCTCCATTTTTAGAGTCCATTTTAAGAACTCCAATATGATCTAATACAACACAACCAACTTTTTTACCTGTTTTAGTTTGGAATTGAAGAATGTAATCTTTAATTTGAGTTAAAGATAAATCTCTAAATCTTCCTTGTTTATCATAGTTACCTAAAACTTGGACTTTACTATGCAAACGCTTATTATCACCACACATAGCTACCCAGCGTTCTGATATTTCTTCTACTGGCTGTTCTAAACTAACAAAAAAATGAATATAATCAGGATTTTGCTCAACAAACCATCTAAATAAATTTAAAGCAAAAGTTGTTTTGCCTATACCAGAGCCCCCAACTAGTCCAAAAACTTGTCCTAATTTAAATCCTGCATTAGTACCGTCTACTATGGGATTACAAGGGAATCTGGTACCTGCTAGGTCTTCTTTCGATTGCCGGGACAGAATCTCCTCTACACTGCTGGATAAATCGTCTGAAGAAGTGTCGTTTGTAGTTTCAAATGTCCATATTTTATCTACGATGTTAGTCGCGTAAGATATTCTGTGTTGCGGCGCTCTTGCTATAGCCTTAGAACTATTAACTAATACACTTAATGCTTCATCTCTTGTAAAGCTGTTTGCAAACATTAGGTGTGCAAGTCTATAATCTCCTTTACTTCTATCGTCTACTTGACCTGACCATATATCTTTTGCTTCTTTGCTATCTCTTATAAGCTGAGCAAATTTTAAAGGAATTTTATCATCTATTTTAATATCCGGCTGATTTATCTTATAAGTTTTATTATAATGCTGCTGACAATAAGCTTCATCTTGAGCCGTTATAGGAGGTAGAACTTGATCTAATTGTTCTGCTGAATATACTGTATCGATATTTAATATTTCTTCGCAAAAGCGTGGATTTTCTTTAATTTTGTTGTTTGTAGTGCCTGGAAGACGCATAAGCTGATAAAGTTGTCCGACTGCTTCATCTGATTTGAACAAGCGCATAAGACGTCTAGACAACCTAAGATAGCTCATCGCGTCTAGATCAGAAACTTTCCAATAGGCGTGTATACCGCCTCCGGAATCCACTATTCTTGAGGGCAGCAAGTCAAATGAACCTAGTTTGTCTATGAATTCTTCTTTAGATGAGTATACTTTATCTTTTAAATCTACGTCTATAAAAACCACATTAAATTTATCAACCATTGATCCATCAACATTTTTTGTTGAATCATAAACTGAGGGATAATTAGGAAGATAAAAAATATTATAACCAAGATGATTAAGAGTTTTTATTTCCTTGTCTGTGAATATGCCTTCTCGTACTCGAGAAAGACTTTCATTTTCTACTTTAGCCCAATCAGGTAATATAGCACGTATAATTCTAGACATTTATCCCCTCTCATAAAAAAATTGGCTGCGCCCCTAGGATTCGAACCTAGATCCTTACCATTAACAGTGGTCAATTTTACCTATTAAACTAGGGCGCATATCGTCAATTATTATTTACGATTTTTGTTAAGCAAAGCTTGCAAAGCTGCTTGTCTTTCAGGAGAAGGAGTTTTAAGTGGGACTTTTGGAGCTACTGGGCGAGTTACAGGAGCTGCTTCTAATTCTGCATCATCGGCTTCTAAATCATTAAGTTCGGCTTGAGCAATATAATCTTCATCTGATTCAGTTGATTCTACAGGAACATTTCGAGGCGCAGTGTCTACGTCAATACGGTTATCAGTATCTTGAGCTACCTTGTACTTATACATATCACCGTTTTTAGACGGTGCCATACCTGCAAATACCGCTCTGGTCATAGCGCCGGGTTGTACTGAGGCCATTTTACGGTCTAAATCCGTTTTACCCCAAACCCCTACATTTCCTTCGGCTGTTTGAAAGATATGCAGTTTAGCCTTACCATCTTTACTTTTAGGACTATCAACGATTTTACTTCCAATAAAATAACCTTCAATTGAGGTTGGATTGTCTTTACGAGCCTTTTTATTAAACCCACCTAATGCAATTGCAGTTTCACAATCTAAATCAAGAACTTCTTTGAATCCCATATTTACTCTTCTTTCGTTTTAGCGTTTACACCTCAAGCGTTATGCCTAAGGCCAAGGTTTGCCAGCGCCTCTGAACTACCAAATATGCAGTCTTTTGTTAAGCTCACACAAGGAGCCTCTTAAGTCCTCTATAGTATCATCGTTTTGTATAATATAGTCAATATATTTAATGTCGATGCCGTTTTCACTAGTGTGATTTACTATACCAGATTTTGTATTTATTCTTTCATCTACTTTAAAAGATACAAGCTGTATAATATGACCGCCTAAAGCTTTTATTGCTTCTGCTTCATTATCATACCGTACGTCATCGCATACTATAATGGGTTCATTTTCAAGCATATTAGCTGCTCGCATTAAAGCTTCGGTTTCTTTTTTCCAAATATCAACCCATATTGTATCTGAAATTTTCTGTCTGCCCCACTCAGTCCCTAAGAATTGTAGAAGAAATCTATCTTTAGTAAAGTTTTGTGGTTTATCATATACCTTGTTAATCCTTCTATAAATCATTTCTTGTATATCGTACAATGGAGCAGCAAATTTTCTAAGTATAACTGGATTATGTTGTAAATCTTTTAAACAGTCGATAGCGGTACTTTTACCACTGCCCATTCGCCCAGTAAATGCTAGTAATTTCATACTTTTCCCCTATAAATTCTATTAACTTCAGGCAAAAATTCAGCTGATGTTAAATCATCACAAAACCATGAAGGTTTGCATATAACCAAATCGACGTATTCTTCTAATCCTAGTTCTATTACTATTCGTTCTGCCCATTCACATCCACCTGCAGACCATACCACAATTGTGTGTCCTCTAAGTTTATGTTCTTTTATTAATTTTATGTGGGTTTCATTAGCTTTATAAGACGCATGTGTCTCATTCCACATAATAAGAGTATCATCAACATCACAATAAAGTATTCTATCTCCTTTTATTGTTATCATTTTGTACTCCTATACATTTCAAAAAGAGATTCTTTTACTCTATTAGAGGGTAAGATACCTAAAGGTTTAAACATTTTTTCTAAAACTAGTAGTTCCGTCCAGGCCTCTTGTTCATTAACCCATTCATAGTTCTCTTTCATTTCGAGTTCAATAAATCTATCGAGTTCGACCATATCTTGATTATAAACGATATAATAAACAGCGGTATAATAATCATAATTATAAATAAAACAGTTTTTAAAAATACTTCCAGCATAGTTAAAACCAATTTCATTGACATATGCCTCAACTTCTTTTGGATCTACATTAAAACCTAAATTAATATTATATTCTTTACGAATAAAAGAATTGTTTTTAGTTGTTTTTATTTTATATGTCAACTGACTGCCATCGTCCCCGTCTCTATACCTGTAGAAAATGTCTAAATTATTTGAAGCATAAAAATGATCCGTACCGGAGACTGTAAAATATTTTTCAGGCTTTCTTTTTTTACAAAAGATATGAAAATTCTCTAATTTTATACCCTTAGCAGAAAATTTAAGTTCTATTTCTTTGTAATTCATTCCAGTTTCCTTATCTTTGCTAAGGGTAATATATGTATGCCCATAGGAGTGTAAGCAAATACTTCTTTATTTTCCACAAACCATTTATTATCGGGGGCATCTAGAACGTGTTTAGGAACGTATCCTATATAAATAGGCCTCACAAAGGTTCCAGAAGGTATTATTTTTTCATTCCAAATACCCTGCGTAATTTTAATATCTTCTATTGTAACATAGTTTGGAGTGGGTAGGCTCATAAATAAAGCATAGCAATCTTGTATGCATTAATCAAGATTTTTTATAAGAATTAATAGATTCTTTTTCTACTTCTGTATACCACTTACCGAGTCTTATTTTAAGTTGCTTAGCAATGGCACGGCCATTTTTCCAGGCTAAACGTTCACATTTAATTACCAGGGATTTCTGTTTTTTGGTGGCTTTAGTATTATACACCGCCTCATATGCTGCATGAATATCGCCGAGTTTATATGACATATCAAAGGCATCGTCAATAGCGTGGCCTAATTCATGTAGAATGGTGGCTATTTCATCTGCATTACTCATATATTTATCAACTTTTATAGTATTAGTGTATGGAAGCCACATGCCTTCATCGTCAAAGTCACCTATCTTAAGTTTAATACCTATACATTTAGCGTATATCTTTAAGATTTCTAGATATTCATCATACTTTTTTAGGTCTCTATCAGACATATTATTTTAGCAAATCTCTAAGCATTTTTCTTAACATTCTGTTACTAGCTTCAACTTTTTTAACATACTTGCTTTTAGAGCTTCGTGCTGTGCCCTTATTATAAGCATCAACAGCTTTTTGCCAGTTCCAATTATAACGTCTAAGTTGATATTTAAGATGTTGTGCTGCATAAAAAGCGTTTACCTTGGTATCGACTAGTCGTTTTGGATTGGCTTTGAATTTGTTTTTGTACCATCTATCCATAAATTGTGCCGTTTCTAGTTTGACTTGGCAAGTATGATAGCTAAAGCTTTTACCGTCGGCGTGGGTAAGCTTCTTATCGTTTCTAAAAGAGCCTTCCCCCCAACAGACAGCCAGAAGAAGTTCCCTTGGAATCAATACTTTATCAGCTGCCCATATAATATCTTTAGCTACATTAAACTGAGACTTAGAAAATTCTTTAGCAAAACTATTAATACTTACTAGTAGACTAACTACTATGATCATAACGTACCGCATAATTAAAGAGTATCAACATTGTTGCGATATGTCAACTATTTGGCTAAGTACTTGAAATTATAGATGTCCTACCCATTTTCCCCCTTTTGCCAAAACCATAGGAATTATACTGGGGATACCGTCTATTATTACAATTAGAGATACTATAGGACGTCTGGGGTTAACCTTATTATATTCAAGAGCTAAGCTTTTATCATCTGCTAAACAACCTGTATGAGCGTCAAACATCAACTTATCCGGTGTAGATATATAAGTGATTTGAGCCTTCTCGTGGAAATGCCCTTGTACACAAGATAGTCCATAACTAGAGGCTAGCTTGCCAGGCGATCCTGATTTACCGTGGCAGAAATATACGTCACCTAGGGGTGTTTTTTCAATCGTATCAAATTTCCATTCCCAACCCTTAGGAGCGTCTATAATTTCATTGTAGGACCTAAACACAGCTTTTGGAAGGCCATTAGCTAAGGCCTTGCGGTATACCAGTGACCCGTGGTTAGATTCTACTACTGTAACGTCTGGGAATAGCTTATAGATTGGTTTCAATGATTCTATAGCTCGTTTAAGTTCTTCTCCTGCACTGGGGAGATCCGGATTAGAATCATGGAAGCTAATGGCATGATTATCTACTTCATCACCGATGCAAATTACTTTGTCAAATTTGTATTTAGCTTTTAAAGCCTTAAGAAAAGGGAGTGTATCAGGATGCATAAAAGGCGCATGTAAATCGCTAATAACCAATATACTTCGACTAACTTTAGTCTTCTTACTCATCAAAATCTCTCCTCTAACGTACTGCGTGAAAACGAACTTATTACTCTGCTTTAGACTCTATGGGCTTGCTAACTTGTCTTACTAGATAGCTCATAGT